ATTGCCAGTTCTTCCCATACTCATATACTTAACAAATTGTTTAGCACCTTCAATATATCCTAATAATTCTTTTTTATCAATGCCTTTAAACATTCTATCTTTCATAGCAATACTAAGAATAACTTTTGAATTTTTAGATTTATTTTTCGCTACTATACCATGTAATACATCCGTTTGGTCTTTATCCAACATACCCATTCCACCTTCATTTACGGATTCTTGTACTACAAAACCCATTTGTTTATATTTTTTTCTCCACTTTGGAGTATCAACAACAATTAATTCTTTTCCGGATGTCTTATGTTTTACTTGTATAACTTTCTGTTTTTTAGTTGTAATAGGTAAATCTGATTCACTATACACATAAACATGACCATCTTTTTTTATTTGACCATCTTTATGTAATATAGCCATCTCTTCTTTAGAAAATTCAATATTATCTTCTCTTACAGATTCTTTTTTACCTTTCTCATATTTATCTTTAATTTTACCTATTTCTGCATGTGATTTTCTTTTACCGGCGGCTTGTTGTATTTTCTTCATCCCTTCTTTGCCGTATTTTTTTACGCCGGCTTTATATAAAATACCACTTTCCTTTGTCAAGGACTCTTCTTTTTCCCACTTCTTGGCCATCTCTGGATTATTTGCCCACATCCATTTCCGTTGTTTTTCGGATTTAAATGGCACGAGATTAACCCCTCATTATGGAGTTAACAATTCTCTCGATATTATTTTCTGGAGTTTTAGGTTGGACGGATTCATTTACAGGTCTCATAAATGCTCCGTGTGTAGATGGGTTGGATACGAAATCAAACGCAATCAATTCAAAGTCAGGTTGAACCTCTACGGTATCTTCTTCGCCTTGTTCATCTTCTTTTATAGTTTCAACACTACCAAGTCCTCTTGAACTAATTCCTAATTTGATTCCCGATTTAAATAATTCTTTTAATATATTACCAGCAGGTGTAGACAATACTTCTACTGTCCCCATCAAATCATCACCATCCCAATGCATTTCAATAACATTATGAGATGCATTATTTAAATTCACAACTGAACTTTCTGGATGGTCGAGTTCTCCTAAAGCTCGCCTCTCTGTAACCTGATTTTCTAAATATTTTCCAACTTCTTTTAATAATACTTCTCTTGGATACACACGACCATTTTGATTTTTGGATTCGGCTCTCTGTAATACACCCTTAACGACTAACTTACCATTATTTTCACTAATAGATTCATTAATCTTATCAGTTGAAATATTAAATGGTCTGACATCTACTAATAATTGTTTATTCATTATTTCAGTCCCCCCTCATACACAAAAGATACATGGCCAGTTGTACCTGCTCCACCTTTCCAAGCAATAGGATTAATGTTTACTCTTAAAGGACCATCAGCTGCAACTATTCCATAATCTACATACCCACCACCTGACTCATATAAAAACTCATATTTAGTAGCATGTTCTACATTTATTATCACATAACTGGCTCTCGCAACTTCTGCTTCTGCTGCCGGTGCTGTAGCTTTACCATAAGCACTTACTGGAATAGCTTTCGGTATTTGTTTTTTGTTATTATTCGGGTCTGCTTGATACATTAACGTCCTCCCCAAGAAGTTCTTTTAATCCAGATATCACGTAAAATATCAGAAACTTCTTTTCTAATAGCTAACTTAATCTCTTTCATATCACTATCAGAAATTGCTTCATCAATAAACTTATATCCAGTTTGTTTTTCTAAATTCTTTTTCCTTTTCTTACTAATTTTACCAAACGCATTTGGCGTTTCGTATCCATCAATACTTGCAGTTGAAGTTATTTCACTTAACTTTTTTTTCAATAATCCCCTAGCAAGTTCCCTTACTAAAGAATTAAATTTTGTCGAGTTCTTTATCAAGTTCATAATATCTCAATAATTGAACTACTGAATTATCATTAGTTTGTTTTGACTCATTTAAACAAAATTTATCAATACAATTAACTGCTTCATGCAATTTAATTTTTAATACTTTGTCTTTAACTTTCTTTACTTTACTGTTTAATCTTTCTTTCAAAATAGGCAATTGAGTTTCAACAAATATAGAAAAATTATTTGTATTAGAAATATTACTTATATACTCCTTTAACAATTTTTTTTGTTCATTAGTTAAATTGGAATATTTTTTATTAAATTTTTCCAACAATACTTTATATGACAAAATACGTAAATCCTTATCTTTTAATACTTTTGGAATAAAAGTATCTGATTTGGTTTTATTGAAAGTAGTTATTCCCTCTATTATAATAAAATAACTTTCAGTTTTTTCATCAGGTTTTAAATTACCAAATCCTTCAAATAATTTATAAATCGAAGCAAATACTTTATAATTAGGTACTTTAGAAGAAAATAATTGATTAACATCATATTTTTCTTTTATTTCTTTAATTATATTATACTTTTCCCGTCTCAATACAGAATTATTTAATTTATCCCTATGTCTTAATATTTCAGATAAAAAGAAATCAGCCTTTTTATCTGATTTGAATTTTTTTGTCACTAATAAATTATATAATGCTAATTCTTTTCCAACCTCCGTATGTTCATTAAATCTTTTTTTAATGATTTTAAGAGCATCTGATTCTCTGTCTTTATTTAAAACATCTACAGTAACTTGTCTAAGTAAAAACTCAAACAAAAGACCTGTATTTCTCAACTTATTATGTCTAAAATTTGCCATAAAAAATTCCAAAATATTTAATACAATTATTCATATATAAATATAGTTTATTTTAGAATAAGAGTATTAATTAATCTTCTAATATATTTTCCTCACTTAATAATGAATTATTTGACTTTGGAAATCTATTTTTAAGTTGATTTAAAATACCTTCACGAGCTACAGCAGTATGTGCTTTACTTGTAGCAAGAGGCGATTTACCTTTAAACTCACGTTTTCCGAAACTCCTATGACGTTTTTGTACAGTATCGCTGTCATATACATCTTTTTGCGTTTCCTTTCCACTAAATGGGTCTTTTTCACTACCACCCCAATCGTCAGACCTTGCCATTTCTTCGTCATCTTCACCTTCATCACCTACTGGTTGTTCTGCCGGATCCTGTCCTTCTGTTTCGATTTGTTCTAATCTAAATTTCTGTTTTGTATCTTCTACAATGTTCTTATAAACCTCAATTTTTTCTTCATCAGACATATCAAATATATTATCATAAACCCATTTACGACTAAATAATTTAACATCCATAGCTTTTTCAGCAATCTCCAATCGTTGATTCATCATTTCTAATTTTTCTTGTTCATGAATCATTGATGGATTTTGTAGTTCTAAATCAAAATTAATTAATTCAGCATCATCAAATCCTTGACTGTATAAATGAACTATGCCAATCTTAGTTAATTCACTTACAATAATTTTTTGAAGTCTTTCAATGGTCCTAGCAAACCGGACATCCTCAGCAGCCAATGTGGCTTTACCTCCACTTAATCCCTCTTCATATCCCAAGAACGCTTTAGGAATCCTAAGACTTGCCATTAACTTATTTCTTAGATATTCAATATCATCTATTTGATCATTATTAGATAAACCGGGAAGAGTTTCAATCTCTGTACCACTATCACCACCACGTACTGGTAAAAAATAATCTTCCGTGACAGACTCTACATTATATTTTAAATTATACTCACCTGTTGCCTGATCGATAACAGGAATTTTCTTCATCTTATTAATAAGTTGTTGCATAAACTGTTCAACTTCTCTTGGCGGTATATTCCCAACATCAATCTTAAAAATACGTTTTTCAGGTGCTCTCATGATACGATGAATTAACATAGCATCTTCCATAAGAGTTAATTGTTTAAATATCTTTCTACCACCTTCAAGTAAAGACCTACCATATGGTAAAAAATTAGTATCAGACAAAAGTCTAAAATGTGCCATCTCATAATTTTCAATAATTTCTTTTTTATCGTCTTCAATTTCATATTGAATAAGTTGGGGATTTTCTGGATCATGATCTTCTAATCTAGTAACATCATAAGCAGATACAGGAATAACATTAACCACCCCATACTTATCAACAATATCTAATCGTAAATAAAAATCACCATATTTAGTCATATTACGAATCCAACTCCACAAATTAAATTCGATATTAATAATATCATAATATAAGTTATGTAAAATTTTATTAACTTGAGTATTCTCAGTTCTTATTTTTAAAATCTCACCTTCAATATTATCAACAGTTGATTCATCCGAGTAAATATCAAGAGCCGAAGCAATAATCGGGTCTTGATCCATGAGTTCATAATCCCTAAACAAATCATGTTTACGAATTTCATATGCTGCTCTTCTATTTTGTGCAACTGAATATGGATTTGAATATGTATTCTGCATCAACCGTTGATACCTATCAATAAAATTTGATGTCAAACTCGTTTGTGTAAAATCCAAATCCTTAACAATTAATCTATCATCATCAGTTTTCCTAATAATAACATTAGATTGAAACAATCTGCCAAGTCTTGTAAAAATATTATCTGCCATAATTTACCCCAATAACCAAGTTAAATCTTCTTTTTCTCCCTTAATATCCATTTCCCAGGGATTTTCTTTAGGCCTATTTGGTGTCATAATAGGCTCTCTTTTATTTAAATTTCCAATTGAATTCACTAAACTACTCTGAAATTCAGAACGTTCTGACTGTATTCTTATTGCAGTATCTCTTATCCACAATAAAATAGAATAAGACATTACTAAATCATCATTATACCCATCAAGAGCTTCCATCTTTGAATTCTTATATATAAATACAAAAAGTTCATCAATTAATCGTGTTGACTTCAAATTGACCATTTTCTCTCGTGTATATTCTTCCATTTTTGCTACAACCAATGGTTTAGTTTTTACTGTAGTAGTAAAACCTGGAATTTTATTTCTATCAGTATGTCTATATCTGTTTGTATACTGACGTTCTGCATCTACAATCATATGATCTTTATCTTGATAAAATAAATTTTCATAACCTCTATCAATAATAGTCTGTAATGTTGCCCATCCTATATTATTATTTTCAACAACCAATAAAGCATCATTATATTTTGTAGAAAGTTCAATCAAAAAATTACCAAATTCGGTTGTTCCCAATTGACCTTTATATTCTGCAACTTGTGTTAATGACTCTAATTCAAAAACTTGTGCTGCTGAATAATCAGTAGCATCACCACGAGCCACATCCGCACAAATTAAATATTGTTTTGAATAATCTGGATATTCCCATATCCACAAATTTCTATCAATCCCACTTTTCTCTATCGGCTCACAACACATATTTTCTTTATACCATTCTAATATTTTTGGATCAACAATCGATTGACCTGAACTTAAAAAGTCAGCATCACATTCTTGAGCTGCCTTTGTTGGTCCTAAAATAGTATTTTGTTCATTTCTCCAATTTTGATCTCTTTCTGGATGTTCAGACCAATGTAATTTTACCGTATGAAATTTATTTAACCCATCCGTCGCATCTACCCAAGTTTTATGAAACCAATTTCCAACTCCATTTGGTGTAGATATAGCTAAACAATCTCCACCCGTAGCCAAAGTCTGTTGAGCAGCAGTCCATATCGTATCAATTCTTTCTATAAAAGCGGCCTCATCAAGTATCAATAAAGATAGTGCTTCAGAACGACCAGCAGATTCATTAGATGCAATTGCTTTTATTTGTGATCCATTTTTAAATGTAAGCGACAATTTATTATTCTCAACAATCTGAGTCTTTAACCATGATGGTAAATTATCATACATAATACGAACTTTAGTAACAAGATTTTTTGCAGTATCTTTTGCAGTAGCAATACACAACACATTCTTATCATTTTGAAATAACATCAACCATAAAGAATAAGCAGCAGTAAGTGTTGATATTCCCAACTGACGTGATTTTAAAATTACATTATAAGATTCTTCTTGATATGTTTTTAACACTTCTTCTTGAAAAGGATATAATTTAAATTTAATCTTTCCACGCTGTGGATGTTGAATTACACAAAACTTATTTATAAAATATGATGAATCTTGAACACATTTCACATATTCTTTTTTAATTGCTTGTTTTAAATTACTCATTTTCCATG